GCTTGAGATAGTCTATCACTAATCCCATTCATTACTCCTTGTGCAGTACGGAAGTCATTGAACTTGTTAAGTTGTAAGACAGATACATCTCCATCACTACCTTGTACAATAGCACCGTTAGGAGATTCAGATAAAGTCTTAGCCCTGGTTGTACCGTTAGGATTAACCATGAACAATACCTTAGCTGCTGCTGCACTACCTTCGACTATCGCTTTTGTTAACGACTCTAAAGATTTAAGATCACCAATGTACTCCTCTACAAATCCACGACCGTAGTCTTCACCGTCTATCCTTGTATATCTAAGAGGTAGGAATGGAGTCTTATCGATAGGATACCTACCCTTTGACTCTTCAATAACAATTCCTTTTACATCTTGTTGTACTACAAATTCATTTCCTTCTCTAACTACAGAGGTGTACAAGTCACAGCTATTCTCTTTCTCTTGACGATATACTTCCTCTCTTACAGACTCAGGTAACATCATTGGAGCAACAGTTTCTTTAATAGCTATGTGTGTCACATTGCCCATTGGGTCTCTCTTTACACAGTACCTATCAAGTCTGAATACTCTCATCCCACCATCATCAGGTAGGTATAATAAAGTATTACCTGTCACCAATAGATTCTTCAACGCTTCAAACACTCCTACTCGAAATGCTTCTACTTCTACTTCTTGAGATACACTTCGTTCTACATCTGCTAGTGCTTTCTCTAAGTCAGATCGTAATTGCTCTCCTCCCTCTGGTCCTAACTCCTGCTTTGCTTTATCTAATTCATACCTGTCAATAACAAGACGGAAGAATGGAGCGTTAGGTGGTAACAGTGCTAACAGTAATTTAGATGCTAAGTTGTTAACTCCTCTAGCTCCTACTCCTTGATATGGTGTGTAGTACTTAGTAGCGTGACTATGACCATCAGGAGGCATTATGTAAGGTATAGTCAACTCAGATGAGGTACGACCTCTATCTAAGAAAGACCACCGTTGGTTCTCTAAGGAGTGGTATAGACCTTGGGCTGTTTCTTGCATAATTAAGGTTGTGCGTCAGGATCAGTCCACTCAGGACCACTCAAGATGCTTAACATCTCAGCGTAATCGTACTGTGGTTCACCTAGTAAAAAACTAGGAGTGTCTCCGTTAAATTTAACGAATGTCTTAGACCTGTCTATTGAGTACCTAAGTGTGTCAACTGATCTTTCTGCTACTTGATCAAAGTCAATATTAGCCACTTCAGATGCTTCTATAATTACATAAGTTATCATATTAATAAGGCTTGTCAGTTACGAATCCGTTTGGTGAAACAAAGTTGTTTAGTGTACCGTCATTCGATCCAACGCTATCAGTAGCATCGTCTTCAAACCTCCAAAAGCTCACTATGTCTGAATGAGGATAAACTTTGTTATTATAAATGTTTGAGATTTGAGTCGCTGATAACTCGGCATTAAAGAGAGCCACTTCATCCATCTTTCCGTTAAAGTAATTACCGTTGTAAGCCTTTCCTAAATCTACTTGTTGAGTATTAGTTGGGTTAGTCGTTGCAACTGAACCTGTACCAGCAGATGCACCGTTAATGTAAAAAGTAACACCACCAGCTCCATCAAAGGTAACTCCAACATGAGTCCAAGTAGCAGTAGATATTGTGCCTGTGCTTTGAGCTATAGTACCATTATTATAGTTTAGTTTATTACCTGTGCTATAAAATTGATATGCGTGACCTGAACTTGCTCGTTTAGAGACAAACATTGGAAACCCACTTAATAAATCAGGATTAACCCATGCTGTTATTGACATAACCCCTGATATACTTAAATCGCTTGAGTGTGCTACTGATACATAATCATTACTACCATCGAAGTCTAAAGCTTTTGTGTTCGTACCGTAATAACTAAGCACTCCATCATTCAAGTAGGTCAGATAGTTAGTACCGTCCGATACTTCGATAGCTTTGCTGTCTGTTCTAAATATACAAAGACCTGTGTTGCTTGCTGCTGGTGCTGCTGAATCTCTAGCGGATTGTGATGCGTAACTTGTTAATGTACTCATGTTTACTTATTAATTCTGATTAAATAACACCCAACCACTGCCGTCCCACACATACAACTTATCGGTGTCTTTAGCGTGGACGATGGTGTAGTTAGGTGCATCCGTATAGGAAATAAAGTCTGCTTCGTTATCAAATACTTGGATGGTTGGGAATGTTAGAGAGTCGTTAAAGCCTACTCTTGTAGGACTACCTACTACCCCAAGACTGAATGTAGGAAGAACGAACATTCTTAGGAAGCTGTGTCTCCAGCTAAAACAAAGGTGTCAGCAGCATAAGCCAATAAACTAGCTACTCCGTACTGAGCATTGATCTTGGTGTGGGATTGTCTGTTGTTGATGGTAGTAGCTCCTGAATTATTATCAAACGATACCTGACCAGCACCTTTCTGCACGAAGCTACAATTAAACCCAGCACCCAATCCAATAGGTACAGTTACAGTTACTGCTGATCCATTATTAAGGACTACTACTTTTCCGTTATCACTAGCTAATAAAGTGTATGCAGTTCCTGTTTGATCATTTATACTAGCGTCAAAGCCTAAGATTGCAGTTCCGTCAAAGTTACCATCTGTTAATTCACCTGCACTGACTGATGCTGTAACACCTGTTAAGTTACTACCGTCAACAGCAGGTAAAGCACCTGATCCGTCTAACTGTACAACATTCCCATTGGAAGTTCCTACATCCTGAGTAGCTGCTGTACCTAATCCAGTAATATCTGTGTCACTAAGTGTTACTGTACCTGTCCTTCCTGCTACTGATTGAACAGGTGCAAGGGTCATTAGGTTAGTTGCTGTTACCTTTTTAGTGGTAGCTGTACCTGCAATGTCATCCACAATAGCCAATAAATCAGCACCGTTGGGAGTAGCCAGGTTTGAAAGTTCCGTTATCTTCTTATTAGCCATTTTATTTAATTATCTATTTCGTTGTCTATTGTGATGCGGTCATTATCCTCAGTCAATAACGCTTGTAGTAACTCAGTAAGTAACATCTCATCTCGTTCATCAAAAGCATAGGTCTCCCCAAACTCAGGACGGATGAAGTTACTAGGAGCAATGACAATGCCATTCGGTTTCTCCTGAGTAGCATATGGATAAATCAAAGACATCTAATTAAAGAGAGTCTGTAGTACCTGTAGCGAATACACTGTAAGTACCATCTGTTCTAGCTGATACATTACCTCTTATCTTTTCGTAGTGTCCGTGATCGTCTCTGACCATTACTGATCCGTCTGCTGTTACTACTTCAGAGTGTACAACAAACCAAGCACCACCGATGTAGGCTTCTATGTCTACTGTAGCTCCTGAAGTTACTGATGAAGAAGCGATCACAAAGGTCCAACCCTTAGAACGCTCTACTGAGAATGAATTGCCAGCCCCTGTCGCTGAGACAGATGATAGCAAAGTCTTTTTTGAGAGTGTGCGAAGCATGATATTATATTGTTATTAGTTAATAAAAAGTTTGTTAATACATATTAACACCAGTACCACCTGGCATTCCACCTAGTGTAGGTCTAGCAGTTCGTGCTAACTGAGCTTGTGCTCCTCTTCTCTTCTTCTTAGGCTGTGTTTGTCTAACAGTCTTAGATGCTTCAGCAACAGGAGGCGGTGGTGGCGGTGGTGCTGGAGGTGGTGGAGGAGGAGGAATATCTGGTGTTGACATACACATAGTTAGTCTTTTGTTAAGATGTTTTGTTGAAGCTGTTCGTTATAAGTTTGTCTTAGAAATCTAATTACAGACACTTGTCCACTTTTAAACCAAACATCTTTTTCTGTATTCGTCAAGTCAGGACATTTATCAGGGAATAGCTTCTCTAATCTTTTAACTAAAGTTTCACTTATAGCTGGTAGTAGTTCTTCTTCGTTATTCATTAGCATCTGTATTAGTCCATATGTATATTGGTGTCATCTCTCCTACATAAGCACACCCTATGTTGAAGTCAAAGTATTCTATCGCTTCTTCCATTGTCATGTTACTAGGTTCTTGCATCATCTTCTCTAACATAAGTTCTATAGCATATACATACTTACCTTGTTTATAATCCACACCTATAATAGCTTCATCAAATCCATCAGCTTTTAAAGGTTCGTCTTCTTTTATTGGTGCGATCATTTGTTTATATAACTCCTATCATCTAGTTCTTGAGGTAAGTTACCTTTTGTTATTTGATCCTCGGTCCACAGGAAAGCACTAGCATTCCACAGTATAGCACCTGCGTGATCTTCTGATTCATCTCCTTCGTTCAACGCTAACAGATGTCTATTCATACTGTCTATTAATCTACTGAGTGGGAATCCGTTGTGCCAGT